TATGTTGCTAAAATTACCAAAAGAATTGCTACATTAAATCCTGATAAAACTATTATTAACTTATTTGACCATTCCAGATTATTTAAAAAATCAAAAGAAGCTTCAGAACTTCAAATGTTGACAGAATTATCTCACACCTGTATTGAGCTTCAACAACAGACTAAATGTATTACTATTCTTTTATCACAATTGAATAGAAATATAGAAAGTCCTGAAAGAGCTGCTAATTTATATCAACCAATGTTATCTGATATTTTTGGAGCAGATTCAGTAGCTCAGGATGCCCATGTTGTTGTAATTATAAATAGGCCTGGAGATATGTACAATATTACCATCCCTTATTTAGGGTATAATCCACAAGGATTATTAGCCCTTCATGTTAAAATAAAAATTTATACTTTAAAAATTGAATTTAAAAGGAATATATAAAATAACAAATTTAAAAAACAATAAAGTTTATATAGGAAGTTCAAATAATCTTAAGCAAAGATTAAGACAACATAGATCTTTCCTAAAATTAAATGAACATTGTAATAAACATTTACAATCATCATATAATAAATATGGGATTGAAAATTTTAAATTTGAAATATTAGAAGTAATTGAAGAAAAAAAGCTTGAAGAAAGAGAAGAATATTATATAAAGTTATTTAATTGTATTAATAACCAAAAAGGTTATAATAAAAGAATTAATTGTAATACTAATAGAGGTAGAAAAGTTAATGCTATAGGTAAATTAAACATGTCTATTGGACAAAAAGGTAAAAAATTTAAAAAAGAAGATATAGTTAATAGATCAATAACACAACAGAAAATTGTTATTATGTATGATTTAAACTATAATTATATTAAATATTTTTTATCAATGATTGATGCTGCTTCTTTTATTAATCTTCATTATTCTAATATTTCTAAAGCTATTAAATATAATTATCCTTGTAAAAATTACTATTGGAAAAGTATAAGTAAATTTGACCTTATCAGAGGTAACTGTGATATAGAATTGTGTGAATTGCTGGAAAATCTAAGGGAAGAGTTATTTAATAAATATGATCTTTCTAAGACAATCAGCAGCCAAGCTTCACAGGAATGTGTTGAAGGTTCAACGACTAATGTAAACGATCCAGAACGGATTATGAAACAACAAGAGTGCACAACATCCAATTTGGATGATGATATAGTCTAGACTTTAAAGAAATTTAAAGAATTGAAGAATAAAATGCTTCAAGATAATAAATCGGAGAAAAATAGAGATGGTCAATTAGGTATGTTACCATTTGATGCAGATATGGCTACTTTTACAATTAAAGAACGTTAAAATAAAAAAGTAAATCAACAAGATTGATATTACCAAAAGAAAAAACAAAAGCAGAAATACAAAGTCCTGAAACATTAGTGATATATGGACCACCTAAAATTGGTAAAACTACTTTATTAGCAACATTAGACAACTTCTTAATCTTAGATTTTGAGAAAGGAAGTAAAAAAATTGATGCTTTAAAGTTAGAAGTTAACGATTTAAAGGAATTAAAAGAAGCTGGTACTGAAATTATTAAAGCTGGATCACCTTATACAGGTGTAATAGCTGATACAGTTACTCAATTGGAAGATTGGTGTGAATGGGCAGGTACGGAAGATTATATGAATAGTATAATGGGAAAAGCTTTTAATAGTAAGCAAGGTCAAATATTACCTAAATCAGAATGGAAAAGTGTTTTAACTTTACCTAATGGAGCAGGTTATATTTGGCACAGAAATTCTTTTAAAGAATGGATAACAAAAATTAATAAATTGGCAAAGTATAAAATATATGTTGCACATGTTAAAGATATTTTCTTAGAAAAAGACAATGAAATGACTTCTTCAAAAGATTTAGATTTAGTAGGTAAAGACAAAAATATATTATGTGCAGGAGCTGACGCAATTGGTTATTTGTATAGAAATTCTAAAAATCCTTTAGAACTTAGAGTATCATTTAAAAATAATACTCAAGATTTAGTTGGTTCAAGATGTGCTCATTTAAGAAATCAAGATTTTGTATTAGCTGTTAACAACGAAGACGGTTCTATAGCTGAAAGCTATTGGAACAAAATTTATATTGATTAACTTAATCAAAAACACAATGACCGAAAAAGAACAAATAGAAAATTTAGCAAATGATGTTTACATTTTTTATCGTAATTTAGGAAGTGCGCAACAAAAGCATTTAACTAAATCACAAATTTTTAGAAACTTTAACTTAAACAACTCAAATTCTTCAGGTGTTTTTAAAAGATCTGAAGAATTAGGTGTTGTTTTTGCTATAAATGTTCCTAAAATGAAACAAAATGAAGTTTTTGAAAATCCTCTGTTCAAAGAAGTGATTACCAACAATTTACCACTGATAAGATTTTCAAAAAAAATGGCTTCTGTTAAAAAAGAACCAACAATAATAACAGGTTCATCACTTTCTAATGGAAAACATGGCTATTATATAGATCCTTTTCCAGATGAATTACAAAATTCAGAAAATTTACAGAAAGCATCTCTTAAAGAAATTAAAAAAGATGATGATGAACAAGAAACATTTAAATTTTAAAATTATTATCAATAGTCAGGTTAAAAGACTTTAAAACCAAACTAATATAGTAAAATATATGTCAAATTTAAATTTTAGTATTGACAGTAGTGTAAAAGAAACTACAAACAAAAGTTTATTTCCAGTAAGAATGCATGATAAATGTTTCATTACATCAGCAGGTTACAATGAAGAGTATGATTGTCTTGACATTGCCATCGAAAGTGATGAATACAAATATCGTGAAAGAATGTTTAATCCTTTAAAAAATGTTCCTACATGGACAACTTCTGAGAAAGAGCTTGCAACATTTCAATCAAGAATTAAACATTTCTTAAAAAGATTTATGACAGAAGAACAAGCTTCTATTACTGCAGATAACTTTAGAGAAATGTGTGAAAAAGCTGCTGATTTATTGCAAATTTATGCTATTGATACTAAACAGTTGATTACTGTAAAATTTGTATATGACAAAGCATTTAAATATCCACAATTACCAAAGAATCCTCGATTCTTAGCTGCTGAAGGAGAACCTGCTTTAGAATATACTAATTGGGAAAAATCAAAACAATTATTAGATACAACTTCTGAACCTGCTACTGCAGATACAGAAGATATTTTCTAAAAAAATTTGAATAATAAAGGGAGTGTGTAAAAGCACTCTCTTTTATTTTTTTTTATTAATGGTATTAAACAAAAGACAAATGTTTGATTTAACTAAAGTAAAAGATGTTGAATTAACTAAAGATAATGTACTTAAAGAAGTACATGAAAAAACTATTTTTGAATTCTATTTTGGAGAATCCATTAACTTAAACGATTCTTATAAAAATCCTTTAAGAAGTGATCCTAATCCAGGATGTAAATTCTTTATAGGAAGAAATGGAAAACTATTATTTATAGATTTTTCTAGAAAAAATTCTGTTGTAGATTGTTTTGGGTTTATTTGTAAAAAATATGACTGCGATTTATATACAGCTTTGAAAAGAATAAACACAGATTTTAGATTAACTTTAGGTACTGCTGAAGAACAGAGTTTAAAAGATTCTATTTATGAATATACCAAACCTAATTTAGATTTCTTTGAATTAACAAAAGAAAAAAAATCTGAATTACTTTGTTTAAAAAGAAAGTTTGAAAACTATGATTTAGATTATTGGCAAAATGGTTATGGTGTTACACCTGAAACATTAAAAAAATTTAATGTATTTTGTGTAAGAACTGTATTCAAAAACAATAAACCTATTTGGAGAAATTCAAAAGAAAATCCAATATATGCTTATCATTTTCCTAATGAAAACAAAAAGAAAATTTACAGACCTAAAGAAAAAGATAAACGATTTAAGTTTCTTTCTTCTGCAGGTATAGGTAAATTATATCAAGGATTTGATCAATTGCCTGATAAAGGTGATTTACTTATAATAACTAAATCTATGAAAGATGTTATGGTGTTACATGAATTTGGTTATTATGCTATTGCACCTAATGGAGAAGGTTTTCATATTGAAAATGAATTCTATGACATGTTATGTGATATATTTGATAATATAATTTTTCTATATGATAATGATATTGCAGGTGTTACAGCAGTTGTAAATTTAACAGCTCAGCTTGCAGGATCGGGATATATTCAAATTCCAAGAGATCAATTTGGTACAAAAGATATTTCTGATTATTATTATAATTATGGAGAACTTTTAACTGGTAAATTACTATTTAACTTAATAGGAGCATAATGAAAACAAGCGAAAAATTAAAAAACTATATTGAAGAAGTATGGTTACAGAAATTAACACCTTTTCTTGATTCAAAAAGAATGGATGTTGTATTAGAATACTTAAAAATAAAAAAGAATGCTGGTAAAATTATTTTTCCTGCACAAAAAGATATTTTTAATGCGTTTAAATACACACCTTTTGATAAAGTAAAAGTTGTTATCCTTGCGCAAGACCCGTATCCATCACCTGGATTAGCAGATGGTTTAGCTTTTAGTTCAGGTATTCCAACAACATGTCCTGCATCATTACGAAATATTTTGAAAGAAGTAGAAGATGATGTTTATAGAGGTCTTTCTTTAGAAAGAACTTCTGACTACAGTTTAAAAAACTGGGCTGAACAAGGAGTATTATTAATTAATACTGCATTAACTGTTGAATTATTAACTCCAGGATCACATGTTAACTTATGGAATGAATTCACAATAAATGTAATAAATATTTTAAATAAAGAAAAAGATAATCTTATTTTCTTATTATGGGGAAAAGATGCAGCTTTTTTTGAAGTATACATTGATGTTCATAAACATTACATTTTGCAAAGTGCCCATCCTTCACCTTTAGCAAGAAATGCAGCTAATCCTTTTCATGGGTGTAATCATTTTTCTAAAACCAATTTAATTTTAGAAGAACAATTAAAAACAACACCTATTGAGTGGTAAAATTAAACAATCATTAAATAAAAATTATGGAAAAAACTGTCTTATTATTTGCATATGGTACTCTTATGAGTGGATATGGAAATAATCATTATTTAAGAAATCAAAAATTAATAGGTTCAGGTACAACTGATGAAAAGTATACAATGTATGCTTCAGGAATACCTTTTATTAATGAAGAAAAACAAACTTCACAAATTCATGGTGAATTATGGGAAGTTAATATTAACGCTTTACCTGCTATTGATGCCCTTGAAGGTCATCCTCATTGGTATCAAAGAAAACAAATTCCAGTAACTATTAACGGAGAAAAATATACAGCATGGTTGTATTTTAATAACGAAAATGGTGGAAAAATTGTTGAAAGTGGAAATTATAGAACTTATTACATAAAAGAAAGATCATTACAACATGGCTAAATTACAAAAAAAGTCCGTAAAAAAATCTACAGCAACTGTAGTTAAGAAATCTGTTAAACAGGTAAAAAAAGTATCTTCTGGATATTATGCTCAAATTAGAAGCAGACATCCAAGTCACAGTGTTGTTAGAAATAAAATTAAATTACCTTTTAGAACAGTAATTCGATTTGGTTCAACAACTGAATTAGAAGACACAATTGACAAAGGTGGTGGCAGAATTGAAATCAATACTGTTGAAGCTATCAAAAATTCAGCTTCTAAATTAAGAATGAAAAATTGTTTTACATTGAAAAATGTAAAAACTGCTGATTGGTATTATGTGAGAAAGAATAATTTTTATCATATAAAAAATCACAACAATCAAATTCAAGAAGTTGTTATTGCTGTTGAAAATTTACCATATCCAATAGTAGCCAAACATCATTTTGGCTCAAGAGGTAATGGAAATTATCTTTTGAATTCTCAACAAGAATTACAAGCTTGGATGAAAGGTAAAGATTTATCTAATTATCTTTTTGAAAAATTCTATAACTATGTTAGAGAGTACAGAGTACATGTTTCTGCCAATGGTTGTTTTTATACCTGTAGAAAGATGTTAAAATCTGATATTCCTAAAGAAGATAGATGGTTCAGAAATGATTCTAATTCTGTTTGGATTTTAGAAGAAAATCCTTTGTTTGATAGACCTGCAAACTGGACTAAAATTGTTGAAGAATCTGTAAAAGCATTAAAAGCTACAGGTTTAGATTTTGGAGCATGTGATGTAAGAGTTCAATCGTCAAAAACAGAAAAAGGTAAAAAAAGAGAAGAAATTGATTTCATTATTGTAGAAATTAATTCTGCACCTTCTTTCGGAGATATTACTGCAGAAAAATATTTACAAGAATTACCTAAAATTGCTCACTTAAAAAAGAATAAATAATGGCTTTAAAAGGCTTTGGCGAAAATAGAAAAATTTATGTGGTTGGTGGATCAACTGGCTACGCAAGTTGGATGAGAGGACATTTAGTTTCTACAATAGAAGAAGCTAATTTAGTTGTATTTACTGGAGGACAAGATGTTTGTCCTTTAGTATACAACCAAACCGATATTCATCCTAAAACTTATTATACTCTAGAAAGAGATAATTACGAAATATTAGCTTATAACAAAGCTTTAAAATTAGGTAAAAAGATGATTGGAATTTGTCGTGGTCATCAATTATTGAGTGTTTTAAATGGAACAACCTTAATTCAAGACCAACCAAATCCAGGAAATCATTTTATGATTACTTATAAAGGCGAGAGTATTTTGATTAATTCTTTACATCATCAAGCTGTATATCCCTTTGATTTACCTAAAGAAGAGTATTTAATTTTAGGATATACGAATAATATTTTGAAACATCATCATAATGGTAAATCAGAAGAAATGCATCCTAAAGTAGAAGTAGAAGCAATTTATTTTCCAAAAACAAATTGTTTAGGTATTCAATGTCATCCAGAAATGATGGCATATCAACCTTCATTATTTACTGATGCTTTAAACTTCTTTAATTTAACTTTAAATAGATTTATGATGGATCTTTTATTTTTTAAAGAAGAAAAAAAAGTAGAACAAGTAGAAACCGTCTAAAAAACAATTATTAAAATAAAACAAAAAACATTATGAATGATATTACTTTTTTATTTAGCAACAATGTTAAATCTATATTACTTATTTATTTTTTAACATATTGCTTATTATCATTATTTTTTAAACCTGATAAATCTCGTATTTATTGTGGTGTTTTTGCTTTTTGTGGACCTACTACTTTAACTAAAGGCACTTATGCAATGATTTTATCTAACATAAAACTTTTAGGTGTTTTAAATGATAGTAGAGGCGGCGATAATGCAGGAATATTGATTAACAATGAAGTCCTTCATACAAAAGGAACAGATTGGAAATTTTCTGAATTAATACAACGAGAAACTTTAGAAAATCCAGATCCACAATATTCTACTGTAATAATAGGTCATTGTAGAAAAGCTTCTGTTGGAGGAAGAGATCATAAATATGCACATCCTTTTGAAATTTATCAAAATGATAACGACAACGATTTCTTTATGGCAGGTGTTCATAATGGCACTATCTCTAATTGGGAAAAATTAGCAGAAAATTATGCTATTGATGCTAAGAAAATAGGTAATGACAGTAAAACTCTTTTAACTATTTTGTCAAGACAAAGAAACTTAAAGAGAAAACAACCTATTTTTAGAGTTTTAGAACAGTATGAAGGATATGGTGTTTTTATCTGGTATTTTCCAGACGAACCAAGCACTATGTATGTTTTCAAAGGAGGTTCTTATAAATCTGAATATGATAAAACATTAAATGAAGAAAGACCTTTGTA